GTTATAGCAAAACAGAAACAGCCCCATCAAATTCGGGGTTTTGGCAGTTCATTAACATCGGAGGAAGCACCGCTGATAATACCGTTAGCGTTCACGCTTGGGGCGCACAACTCGAAACAGGCTCGGTAGCCACCTCCTACATCCCCACCACCGCAGGAACGGGTAGCCGAAGCGCAGATGTCATCTCGGTCACGGGAGCGGTCAGCGGGTCCATCGGGCAGACGGAGGGGACGATTTATGCGGAGGTTGATTACCGCAATTTAGGAGCAGCCGTGTCTATAATCACTTTACAAACCGCATCATTTGTATCTGGTGCAGTTAGAATTGATACCAATACATCAAATCAAGTGAGAGTACAAATAATGGATGCATCAGGAACTTCAAGGCTTGATGCAACATTTACGCAAACTGCGTTATCTACTGGAATCAACAAATTAGCGGTAGGATATAGCAGCGATGCAAGCGGTATTGTTTTTGCTCTTAATGGCTCAATAATTGCAACCACACAGGTAAGCGCATCTTTTGGAACGCTTGGGGCAAATCGTGTTTATTTAGGGACAAGGGAAACAAGTGCAACAAATGACTTATTCTTCAACAACCGCATCCGTGCCGCCGCCCTCTACACGACCCGCCTCACCAACGCAGAACTCGCAACGCTGACAACCCCCTAAGATGCCCACCTTCCGCAAGTTCGCCTTCCCCGACGGGGCTACCGCTGACAAGTTGCTCGCATCCCTGCAACCGCTGGACTTCGCCGTGCCGCTCGGACACCTCTGCGCCGCTACCGATGCGGAAGGCAACTGCATCAAGACCCGCCCCGAATTTGCGGTGGACATACTATTCCACGACACCTGCCCCGAACCCTTGGCCGCATTTGTCGTTTGGCCCGAACCCTGTGGCGTTCACTCGTTCAGCGGGTGGGAGGAACAATACGAGGCTGACCACAAAGAATTTGCAACACCTTCCAAATAATAACATTTCCCCTTATGCGCCTATTTCGCCGTAACGCCAACCCCGAAACACCTAAACTCCCTTTTATGAAATCAGCAGTCATCGCTCTCCTTCGCCACCTTTTGACCTTTATCGGTGGTACACTCGTCGCTAAAGGCATCATTGATGCAGCCACTCTCACCGAAATCATCGGTTCCGTATTGACTTTGTTGTCAGTAGGTTGGATGGCTTTGGATAAAACAAAGGGTAAGCCGAACAAGTAATGAACCTAATCGAAACCACCATCGTCGGGAGCGTTGCAGCAATCGTCGGTGGAGCGGTCGCTTGGTTCACCAAGGGCCGTGTAGAATCGGACTCCCTGCAAGTCAGGCAGGCCCAAGCGGTGCTTGCTATGTGGCAGGCTACCAGCGAGTCCCAAAACAAGGAATTAACACAACTTCGTAACGAGGTCGTAAGTTTGCGTCAACGACTTGAGGAAATGGAACATACCATCCATCTACTCCAAGCCGAGAATGCCAAACTTAAAAACCTCGTATGAAAGTAACCAAGCATTCCAAAAACGTCCACGCTATCGAGTGCGGACGAACCCAAGAATTTCTTTTGTTAAGCGACCTGCATTGGGACAACCCCAAGTGCGACAGGGCATTGCTTGCCAACCACCTCGAAGAAGCAAGACGCAGGGGTGCGAAAGTCCTCGTAAATGGGGACTTTTTTTGTTTAATGCAAGGCAAGGGCGACCCTCGCAGGAGCAAGGACGACATCCGTCCAGAGCATAACAACGGGCGATACCTTGACTCCATCGTTGACACGGCCGTCGAATGGTTCCGACCCTATGCAGACCTCCTGCTGGTCCTTGGCTACGGGAACCACGAAACCTCCATCATCCAACACCAAGAAACGGACATCCTGCTCCGCTTCGCCACAATCCTCAATCACACCTGCAAGACCGACATTCAAGTCGGGGGCTATGGCGGGGTGCTTGATTTCAAGATGATTTACGACCCGGACCATCGCTGCAACTTCATTATGCACTACTATCACGGCTCCGGGGGCGGTGGACCTGTAACGAAGGGAGTCATCCAAGACCAACGCATCCTTGCAAGCATTGAAGGCTACGACTGCACATGGCAGGGCCACGTTCACGAATTATACTATCACCAAAATATCGTCAATAGATATGTGCGTACGACTCACCAAATCTTGCAGAAACCTGTTCACCAAGTCCGCACGGCAACGTACAAAGAAGAATGGGCAGACGGGTACATGGGCTTTCACGTTGAGCGTGGAAGAGGCCCGAAGCCTTTGGGCGGATATTGGATGACCCTCGAAGCAGGCAGGTTTGTAGGCAAGGACCGAAGAGGTCCCGAATTACAGGTCTTTGCTTCCTTCGCCCCCTGCGACCGGTTCTACACCGCTGGCAGTTAGGTACAAGTAGCCGTATTCCTTTTCAGCATTAAACTGGGGACAAGCCTTGGTTACACCCGGAAAGTCCCTGTGTCCGATGATGCGGGCCTTGGGGTACTTCTTGAGCCAATCTAAAAGCACCACGGCAATCGCTTGACGCTGGCCGATAGTTCGGTCATCTTTGTCCTTGCCTCCGATATAACTCACGTGAAGGCTCGTAGCGTTGTGGCCTTGCACTCCGTTGGTGATGGCACTATCAGGAGCCAAGACCGTTACATTCCCGGTCGAATCAATGATCCGATGGTAGCCCACCGACTTCCATCCAAGGGCCTCCTTCCAATGCTTACGGATGCTGGCGATGGTCGTATGCTTCGGCGTGGCCGTGCAATGGACGACGAGGTGGGTGATGGTTCTCATTCTTCGGGGTTTAGTTTGTGAAAGTAGTTGACCGCAACAGGGTCGGCAACGTTGGGACCGCTGGATAGGTGGACCTCCTTGGTCCCTGCCCATTGAGCCATGGCCGGGTCATACCCCAGTAACTCGCAGGCTTTCCTGTATTCGAGTAGCAGGGCGTGGTTGCCTTCCAAATCAGCGTTGTCGATGGCTATCATCAGCCGTTCCAAGGCGTTCGTGAGGGCCTTGGCAGGTCGCAGGGAGTGGTATTCGGGCATGGGTTAGGTTTGTACAAATGTATGGAAATAGCCTCAAATCGCAATAAAACGGGGGATGAATAATTTTTTTGCTACGAGGTGGCACAAAATAGATTGGACTGCATTATCTTTGCTTTACAAACCAAACCTCAAACCCATGTTAACAACCCTTCAACTAATCAACCACATTGCATCTAATCCGCACTACACAACTATTGCAATAGATGGATGCGACGACAAAGAGCCAATGCAAGCGATAGAACTTTTAAGTTCCGAAAGTTTTGCAAACATTTGGTCTATCAATGGTAGCCTTGAGAAAAATACGCTACTTGTATATGACAACTCGGCCTTTCTTAAAAACGACATTCTTTAAACCTCAAACCTCAAAACCATCAAGCCATGACCTTTAATCAAAACTTACAATTCCTAAATGCTTGCAAGCCTACCGTTGAGTGGGCAGGCAACAAGACCATAGAAGAATTCGTTGCAACCTGCCACCGAGGAGATTGGCTCCTATGGCTTGCCCAAAAATGCGACATCGGACTGCAACCGCTGATTCTTGCCAAGGGGCATTGTGCCAACACGGTTAGGCACTTGATGAAGGACGAGCGCAGCATAAAGGCGGTTGACATTGCAATCGCTTTTGGTGAAGGGAAAGCGACCCGTGAAGAGTTAGACGCTGCCAAGTCCGCTGCCGCTGACGCTGCCGCTGTCGCTGAGGCTGACGCTTGCTATGCCGCTGCCGCTACCTATGCCGATGCCGCTGCCTATGCCGCTGACGCTGCCTATTACGCTGCCGCTGCCCATGCAGCCGCCCCTGCCGCTGCCTATGCCGCTGCCTATGCCGCTACCAATGCCGATGCCGCTGCTAATCGCTTGCAAACCGCTGACATCTGCCGAAAGTACATTGGGGAACTAATCGTTCAAAAAATGAAGCAAATACTACAATCAAACCTCAAACCCCAAAACCCATGAACCACGAAACCCAAGCCAAACTCAAAGCAGCCCTCGTAACGGGCTACATCCTGCTCGCAACCATGACCGGCATCGCCTTCTTCGGGCGTTTCATCTTCGCTTTAATCTTTGACCTACTGCAATGAAAAAAAAATTCTATAAATTGACATGGGGTGGAGGCATGGCTCAAATTTGTCGCGGCAAAGTAGAAATGGCCACCATCCTATTTGAACTCCTTGAACAAGGCCAATCCGTGAAAGTTGTACTAATTGAAAAAGCATCCTAACCAACTAAACCTCAAAACCATGCACAAATTCAAAACCACCAACATCAAAGGCAAGGACTACGTTGAAGTCAACCAACGCCTCCTGTACTTCCGCAACGAATCGGCCTACGCTGGCTGGTCGTTGGAATCCGAACTCATTGACCTGCAACCCGACCGCTGCTGCGTCCGTGCAGTCATCCGGGACAACGAGGGTCGCATCCGTGCAACTGGACACGCATCCGAGGACCGCACAAGTTCAATGATTAACAAGACGAGTTATGTCGAGAACTGCGAAACATCCGCTTGGGGCCGTGCCTTGGCCTGTATAGGAATCGGAATCGAAACGAGCATCGCATCGTCCAACGAGGTGCAGATGGCGATTGCTCAGCAGAACCTTGGGGACCTCAACGACAAACTCGGACTGGTTCCATCCTACGATGAACTGACCACCGCAACCCTCAAGGCCGACTTCCTTGCCTTGCTTGACAAACTCCCAAAGGAGCAACAGGCGAAGTTCATGAAGGACATCGACCACATGACCCCTGCCCGATTCGAGAAAGGCATCCAATTCATCCAAAACCAACTTGCGAAATCATGAATCTACTTGAAAAAATAAATGCCGAGGAGTTTAAGAAACTACTTGAGTACAAGGAGAAGAACCCAAGAGAAGGAGAATCCCTCTTTAAAGTGTTGATTCAAACCGACTATGTCAATCAATTAAAAGTTTGCGATGCAGTTGACCTTTGCCTTGTATTGGGTTACGCTGACCTTGGTGCTTTTTCCTTTCTTTTTGAATCTTTCAAATCCAAACCATGACCTACCCGACTCTAATTACCATCCCCAAGAGCGACATCTGCAAGGCAGAAATCGCCCAAATCGCCCAGCAACTGACCGACCGAATCAACGACGGAGAGGTCAACCCCATCGAGGCCCACATCAAACTAAAGGCCATCGTCAAGGCTTTGGAAGCCACCATCAAGGCCACCGAGCAGACCGTAGCCGATGAAGCAGCAAAGCACGGCAAGACCTTCCAAGCCTTCGGAGCGGAGATTACCCTCAAGGAAGGGAGCCTAACGCCTAATTACGAGGAAGACGAAGTATATGCCGACCTCAAAGCACAAATGAAAGCGAGAGAGGAACTGCTGAAGATGGCGTTCAGGCAAGCGGGCAAGTCGGCTATCTTTGACGAATCAACGGGCGAGCAGGTTCCAGTATGTTCAGCCAAGGCCACCAAAGCGTCCATAGCCGTATCTTTCCGATGAAGCAAGTAATAAATACCATCAAGGCTTTGCGGTTATTATCGCAGAAGCCTCTCAGAGCCTCTCAGTTGCAAGATATTCTTGGAACGAGCAAAGGGGCCACCTACCGAATCATAAGGGATTTACGGGCCTCAGGAGAGGTCGTAGAGAGAACCCTTTGCACTTACTCAATTAAAACCAAAAACCAAGAACAATGAAAGACGGACAAACAATCGGCCAATGGCTGAACTGGGACTTTAAGGCCAATGGCAGCCTTAGAATTAAAGACAAGAATGGCAACGATATATACTATGAAATTTCAGATGGACGCTGGCGTAAATATGAATACGATTCGCAAGGTAATCAAATATACTATGAGAATTCATGTGGTGAAATTATTGACAACCGCCCCCTCGAAATCATCGAACACAACGGACGCAAATACCAACTAATCCCTAACCAAATCCAAACCAAAAACCCATGAGTTACACCCCCCAACCCAACACCTTCACCCTGTTCGTAAACGACAAGGGCGACAACCCGAAACGCCCGGACTACCGAGGCGACGTGGTCCTTCCCGATGGAACCAAGATGCGCCTCTCCGGGTGGGTCAAGGAATCCAACGGCAAGCGATTCATCAGCGGTAAAGTAGAGCCGATCCAGCAGCAGACCAGCGGTGGAAATTTTGCACCCCAAGACGGTGATATGCCTTTTTAGTGTAACTTTGCAGGCGTACTACATTTACAATTAAACGCATCCGCTTGAAGTCGCAGCCAAGTAGATGTCAGATAAAAGGGTTCCTCAACTAACCCCTGCCCCGGCTGCTGCGACCAGTCGGGGTTTTTTTTTACCGCTATGAAGCAAATATCTTGGTTCAAATTCTCCCCAGCCGATTGGATGATGGGCAGAATATCACGGCAACCTGCCGAAGTTCAGGTCGCATTCCTACGCCTTTGCTGCGTGTATTGGAACGCAGAATGTGAGATGACTCACGACCATGCTCACTTGGAGGGGGATGGACACTTGGAGCGACTACTCACAACCAAACTTGTTGAAACCAATGGGCAGTACGTCTTCATCAAATTCCTTGATATTCAATGGGAAGAGGCCAATTTGCACCGTACAAAGATGTCCGAAGCAGGCAAAAGAAGTGCTGAACGAAGGCTCACCAAGGTTGAAGAAACCCCAACTCACGTTGAACCTATGTTGAACCTACCTTCAACTGAGGTTGAACCTGTGTTCAATAGAGAAGAGGAGAGAAGAGAAGAGGAGAGAAGAGAAAATGTGAGTGAGCAGTTCGAGGGGTTTTGGAAAGCATTCCCAAGAAAGACCGACAAGGCAAGAGCCAAGCGTTCCTTCCTACGTCTAACCAAGGCCGAACAAGAACTGGCGGTCAGCAACATTCAACGCCTCTACTCCGAAACACCTGCTCAATTTGTTCCGCATCCTTCCACCTACCTCAACGGCAAGCGATGGGAAGATCAAGCCATCCAACGTACACCTAACTTCGCATACTCAAACCTAACCTCCGATGATGAACCCTTACCAGTTGTCCGCTGAACGAAAGTTACTCGGCTGCCTCATGGACAAGTTCGTGAACCGAACTGTCCTCCTGACCCAAATCCCCGAACGCCTATTCACAGGCAACAACGTCCTCCTGTACCGGGCTATTGAATCCCTCCACAAAGCAGAGCGAGAGGTGGATGTCGTAACCGTCTACAAACACCTCGCAGACCAAGGCCAAGCCCACGTCCTGCTCGAAGGCATCGACCCCGAAGCAGGGCTTGTCAGCAACTGGAAGACCTACGCATCCGACCTGCACGACCTTTGGAAGGAGAGGGAGGAAGCGAGAATCATGGAAGAACTTGCCCATGACCGGGACATCCCCAAAGCCTTCCAACGCTATCAATCCATCCAAGCCGTTGAGTCCAACGCCTCCGAATCATCCGCACACGAACTCGCCAAGGACTTTCTCGCCAACATGAACGAGGTCCGGGAAGGAAGACGCAAGGACCAAATCTACCAAACCTTTATCCGACCGCTTGACAACATTTGCACCGGGTTTAAGCCGTCCGAGTTCATCCTTGTAGGTGGTAGGCCAGCAATGGGCAAGACCCTGCTTGCTCTCCAAATAGCGATGAATCAAGCCATGGCCGATATTCCCGTTGTTTTCTTTACGATGGAGATGAGTGCAGACCAACTGACCCAGCGGATGCTCTCGAACCTTGGAACGATGGACGGCTCTGCATTCCTGAAACCCGACGAGCGTATCAGCACCGAGCAGTTTTTGAACTTGGCCCAAAAGGCTGACCAACTCAAAGGCAAGCCCCTCTACATCGTGGATCTGCATCAAGCCAACCTCGACCGAATCGAGGGCGAAATCGCTAAACTCAAGGCCAAGTTCGGAATCGTTGGTTTCTACCTCGACTACCTGCAACTCGTAGAACCCGCCAAGATTGACAAGCCCAAGCCCAAGATTGAGCAGATGACTAACATCTCCAAGCAACTCAAAGCAATCTGCAAACGCCAAAAGGTCTTCGGGGTCGTGGTTTCTTCGCTCTCACGGGCTACCGAAGGCAGGGCCGACCATCGTCCTATCATGTCCGACCTTCGGGAAACCGGGCAACTGGAGTTCGATGCCGACAAAATCGCTTTTGTTTACAGACCCTACGAACACGACAAGAATGCAGAGCAGGATCTTATGGAGGTCATCTTCCGAAAGAACAGGAACGGTAGCCTTGGAATCGCACAAGTCCAATGTCAACTGCCATACACCAAAGCAAACGAGTATCCTTTATGACCCCCGAATACACTCTCCAAGCCGCCTGCGTCAAGTTGTTCAAACTCCTAAAGCCCCACGAAGAAGGGCGGTTGTTCCTAAACCTAAACAACCCACGAAGCCGAACGAACGGTCATTTTCTAAAAGGCATCGGCCTGACCGCTGGAGTGGCCGACATGACCTATCTATCGGACAAAGGGGCCATCTTCCTTGAGTTCAAGGCCAATAAGGGCAAGCAGTCCCTCTTGCAGAAGTGGTGGCAGGGAGTGGTCCAAGAGGCAGGCTACCGATACGAGGTAATCCGAAGCGTTGAGGATTTTCAGCGAGTGGTCGCAAGTGTGGAATAGTTGTGTAGATTTGTTCCATGGCCCGACTGCTACTACTGCTCCTGCTGACCGCTTGCACCAACGACCGCCCTTGGAAGGTGATTGAGGTCCGGGCCAAGGGGGATGCTTGCGAGTATGTGCTATCCCGCTCCAACGGATTCGGACCGCAAGTCAAGACCCTGACCGATTCGTGTGGGAGGTATCGGTTGTTTGAAACTATACCCAATCGGATATAATTTATAGAAAAACCCAAAATTTATACGCATTCGGGTATAATCGTCAGCCTCTGTTCTTACCAAACCTCCCCCAGCGTCAGCCTATAAACTTACCAAC